ACCTTCTTTTGCAGCCCGGGTTTGCCGCCGAACGTGCTCCCGGGCTTCTCCGCCTTCGCGACTAGCTGGTCCTCGTGCGCCTCGTTTGGGACCGCCAGGTAGCGGCGCTTGCCGCCCTCGTCGACCACGAGGTGCCCGTCCTCGCCCGAATCTGCGATGCGGTACCCCTGCGGCTGGCGCTTTTTGTGACCCAGGATGTGCGGCCACTTGATTTTGTGGGTAACGTCCCCGACACGGATCGTCGCTCCGTGCTCGCCGCACGCAATAACCTTGCCGGCGAGCGGGCCGGAGGGGTGATTGAAAAATATCTCATCCCCTGGTATGACGTCCGGCTTCTGATCGGCAGCCGGATCCTCACCTGGCTTCGCTGGTTTCTTAGAACTCGGAAACGACATAGGCCGGCAGTCCGAATGACTCATTCACCAGGGTATCTAAGGACTTCGCGAACGATTTGTCGCTCTCCGCGGCGCCCGCCATCTCAGGCGGCGGAGGCGTGCCACCCGCGCCGCCCGCGGCCGCGCCCTCCTCGCCTTCCGGCGTGCCAAAGTCCTCGCCATCTCCCGGCGCACCGTCCTCCATGGCTTGCGGATCGGCGCCCGGGAGCGCGCCCTCCGGTGCCTCGCCCGGCTCACCGTAGTCCTGCTGCTGCTCTGCCTGCCAGACCGGTATCAAAGTGGGATTAAGTGGGGCATCGCCCCACGATTCTGTAATTCCTTCCTCGCCGCGCGCCGCGCGCAGTTCGTTGACCGTGCCGCAGAGCTTGACCTCCTCGAACGACTGCGCCGGGTCTTCATCCTCCAACCCGTTCCACACGAACGCATACTTCTTGTCAAAGTCCGACACGATGTAATCGGTCATGATGTCGGAAAAATAGGTGAGCAAGGGCGTCAGGCCCTTGTCCTTCGAGTTGGCGAGCTTTTCCTCCGTGTCGTCACCCGACAGACTGGAATGGCCGGCCGTGAAGCTCTCGAAATTGATCTCATCCGGCGCAATGCCGTAGATCGCGCAGATGATCGAGGTTAGGAACGTCATCCACTTCGAGAACATCATCTCGTTTTGTTCGACGCCGAACCGCTCGAATGCGGCCTTCGATTCCTGATCCTTCGAGACCATGACGGGGAGCGTCCAGGCGTTCGAGACGCCTTTGACCATCGCGTTCCAGTAGCGCTTGAACGCGGCAATGTCGGTATCCGAGTAGTCGCCCGAGAGGTGCAGCATGCCCTTCGGGATGGCGTTCGAGTCGAAATACTTCGTGTTGTAGCTGAACGCATTCAGAAAGCCGGTCACGACTCGAATCAGGAGCTCGGTCTCGCCCAGGCCATAGCCGCCAACCAGGACGTCGGTGCGCGGATTGCGCGGCACGTAGATTAGATCCTCGTACGTGTACGCCGAGCGCACCCGGCCCTGGACCACCTGGAGCGCGAATATCTCATCGTCGCCCTGGTAGCCCTCCTCGGAGCACAGCCGAATGGTCGCGCCGTCGACCGCGTATAGGCCGTCGATGCCCAAGGACTTGTCGCGCTTGTACTCGGTCTCGATCGGACACGAATCGAGGGTCAGGCTATCGCGCACGATCTTGGCCATGAAAGCGGAAAGATTCGCGCGCTTCAGGCGTTGCCGGCGCCGCGGGTTGGTCTCCCAGCCGCAGTTCATGAAGAATTCTTGCAGGCTTTTGATCGACTCTTTTTCGGCGTTGTCGGGGTGCTTGTCGTCATCCTTCAACCGAATCGAAAACCCTGGCTTGTCGTTGCCACTGATGTGGCAGAACCGCTGGATCTGGCGGATGCGGGTCATGATGACCGCATTCAAGATCGGGGTTTGCTCGACCATGTCGCGCATCGAGTCGAAGGTGAAGATGCCAGGCTTCTCGTAAAAATCGCCGTTCACGTGGATCTGAAAGTCATCCAGGAACACCGACTGCATGCCGCGATCGCGCGTCTTCGCCCGATCGGAGGGGAACGGGATGACATTCGCCTTCACCAGCGACTTGTTGAACTGCTGTTCTTCCAGGTCGTTCTTGATCCAGTCAATGACCGGCGTGAGCTCGTTGGCCGAGATTAGGTCCGTGAGCACCCGCGGTGCATGCGCCTTTTGCAGCATGCCAAGCGCCTCGATCCGTTCATCCGGTGGCGCGTTATCGTCGAATGCAGTCTTTTCCATGGCCTACCCTACGGAGCTTCGGCGATCTTACCGATGGTCTTGTCCTTCTCGCGCGAGCCGGAGGACGAACCAAAATAGTAGTACAGCACCAGCATGAGCGCATCGTCCAGTTTGCTGTCGGCACTGGTCAGCAGATCCTTGAGCGAATCCTCGACGTGGAAGTGAAAAATGGCCCACTGCGTCGCGAACCAGCCCAGAATAATGACGGTCGCCAAGATGCGAGGCGTCCAATCCTTGAGCTTTTCCTCCCGGTCGCGGGCGGACGCACGATCAGCAGCATCGGTCTCCGCGAGCTTGACGCCGGCATCGGACAGAGTCTTGACCATCTCGTCCTGGAGCTCTTTGAGCTTTATCAGGTCGGCCGGCGTCGCATTCTGGAGCGCGACCGCGACATCCGCCTCGGTGGCGCCTGGCTTGCCGGGCAGCAGCGCGTTGGCGATCGCCGAGACCGCCATGCCGGCTAAGGGCGTGCCCAGCATCGAGGCCAACTGCGGCGCGACCGTTTTGACCAGCGACTTCCAGTCGAATGTACCCATGCCTTACTTTTCTTTGATTTTGGCCGGATCGTCGGGCGTCGACTTCAAGACCAGGGAGCGCTTGCCGGGCAGCAGGTCCACGAGCGAATTCGTGCCGTAGCCAATGCCGATCGCGGCCGCGATGTTCAACTGACCCATCGAAATCAGCACGGCGAACGCAATCACATTAGCGACCAACATGCTGAGCGTTTCCGGCCAATAGCTTAAGTACTTGCCGAACGATATCGGCGTGCCGGTCTGCTTGATGACCGAGAGTTGCTTGACGCCCTGGCCCAAACTTGCGAGCAACATCAAAACGAACAGCGCAACCGGCGAGGTCATAAAGAGCTTGATGGCAGCATCGTTGTTCATGGCAGCAGGGAGCTCCCTGGAAGGTAAAAGGAGCCTTCAGCATGCCGTCACGAGCGGCGGATGGCCCCGGCATGCGACTACGCGGTCAGTCACCGGGACCCAAGGCACCGCGTTCCGCCGGGGATTATAGCAGCCGATCGTGGATATGCCGCCAGAATAGAACCTCATATTCGGACGGCACGCGGCCCTGCGTCACTTCCCGCTGAACTTGGCGAAAGTACCATTCAATGAGATTTGATTGCTCGCTCAGCGATAGCCTGGTAAAGACCGGAATGAGCCGTTTGCGCGACAGGAGTTCGTTCTCCAGGTCCTCTTCATCGATATCGCATAGCGGGACTTCGACATCGACGTAGGTGTTCACATTGACAGTGCGGCGGTTCATCGCGAGGTCTTCAGCTTTAAGGGATGCGCAACCAGGTCGCGGCATTCGAGCATCGTGTCAATGCTGCCGCGGTCCTTCTTATCGGAAGTGAGCGCGATCTTTAGCCGTAGGCACGAATCCTGATCGGCCATCGGCACCACGGCCGTGATACCGGTCTGGCCCCAAGTAAAGACGCTGTAGAACACCAGCACCCATTGAGTCATGACTTAGCCTCCGCGTAGTCCAACATCGCGAGGCGCCGCCGTTCATCCGCCTCCTCCAGTAACCGCTCCACCTCGCGCGTGGTGATGTAACCCTCGTTGCTCGTCGTGCGGCGCATGCCGGCCGGCGTCCAGACGTATATCTCGGCATCAACAATCATGGCGGTATTCCCACATCCCAGTCGTAGGTCTCCGGACCGTCTTTACCGGCCTTGTGTTCAGTCACCCACGCCTCATAGTCGGGCGCCAGGACGCGCACCACCTGATCGAGCACCCATTGCTTGTGATGACCGCCATCGATGCCGCCGTAGCTATGAATGAGTGCAAACGCCGCGAGAATGCGCGCCTCATGGTCAGCGGATATAACTGGAACGCCGGTCGGCAACGCGCACAGAGCCGCATACTCTTCGTCGGTCAGCCAGCGTTTATGTCCCTTGCCACCGAAGGTCGGCTCCGGCTGGGCTGCAAACTCCTCGCTGGTCAAAGCAACGGATAATAGGTAGCGGCCGCCATCGGCGCGTAGTCGGTCGAACAAGGGCGCGAGAACATCAGTCATGATTTTCCCCTAGCAAGACAGTATGGTGAGAATCACGCAGCGCCATCGGCTGGTTCCTTCGGCGCGGAAGAAGCGATATTTAGCGCACATCTTTGGCATCAGACTGTAAGTATCGATGGCATTTGCAGGTGCATGAGACTGTTCGCAGCCCGAGTTCGACCGCGCATCGCCAGGCATCAGACC